TTTCTAATGTTTTAATATGGTGATTTAAATACCATAAGGCTTTTTTTAAATCCTCTAATTCTTTAGTTTGATTCTTTTTACCAGCTCTTGAGATATATTTTATGGTATTCCCCAAAGAAAATCCTAAATCCCAAGCATCTATTACTTTAATTGCCTCATAAACGTTATCTTTACCACCATAATGTTGTGGATGACTAACCATTTCTTTGTTTTCCATAAATAAATTTGTTTGTTAAATAACAATATTATATCTTTGTAAGAGTAAATAAAACTAAACACAAACTGTATGACAAAACAAAAAGAATCGGTACAAATTGTAAAACTAACTGACTTTAATTTTCCGCCTGAAGTTTTTATCCCATTAAAAAGTGGTAAATTCATCGATACTGTAATATCTAAAAAAGGTGGTACCATGCCAGCAACCATTTCGGTTGTAGTTGGTGAACCAGGTTCAGGTAAAACCACAATGTTAGTTGATAAAATGACTGGTATTGAACGTTATAACCCCGACAAAAAATGTCTTTATATTTCATCTGAAATGAATCCAATTGACAACCGTGAATTAGCTGAAGAACTCCCACAATTAATGAATTTGAATACACTTTACATGGCGGATTATGAAAATCCTAAATTAGCCTTGGAACAAGCTCTTGATATGGGTTGGGATTATGTTATCATGGACTCTTTTATGGATGTGAAAGATAAAATCAAAGACTCACAAAGTAAGATGAACGCTTCAACCGTTGAAACTTGGTTAATTAATCTATTAGTTAAACACACTAAAGGTCAAAACGAACTTAAAAAATATACATCTTTCGATGTTATCCAACATATCACTAAAGGTGGTGAGTACGCAGGTTCTACTAAACTTAAACACAATACAACAGCTATGATGTTTGTTCGTGTTGATGAAGTTACTGGACAACGTTATTTAGTTTATGTTAAAAACCGTAGAGGTGATACACGTAAAAAACTTTATATGGTTTTAGATAAAATTAGTGGTGAGATTAACTATGACTCTAAAAAATACAATGAGTTAGAAAAGGCTATTGAAATTCAAAAACAAATGGATTCATTTCAAAATGAAAATGACCAAAAACTTTTGGAACTTCTCCAACAATCAGAAACTTCTGACAAAGAAATTTATAGTAAGGTTCCTTTGGTAAAAGAATTTGTTGAAGAAGATACCGTTAGTGATGTTTTATTTACTAGTGAAACTGAAGAACAAATAATGAGAGAGTTTGAGGGTGAATCTGATGATGAAATTGAGGCGGAAAGAATAATCCAAATGGGTAGATAATTATCTATAAAGTGTTGTATTTATTAAAAAAATCATTATATTTGTATAAACAATAAAAAAATATGGAAAACTACGAAAATTTTAAAAAAGAAGTAAAAGACAATTATCCCATCCGTAAGAATATGACTCTTGCTGAACTTAACATTGATTTTGAAGATGTTGAAAGTCGTAATGGTAATATCTCTATTGACGGAGTAAAATTAAAACTATCGTCTGGGGCTTTTAAGTCATTACTTAAAACTCTTAAGATTAGTGATTCTTTTATGGGTAAATTTACTGATATCTTCGGTATGAATTCTCGTAACCAATTGGTAAAAGTCATTAAAACCAAGATGGCAACTCAAAAAGACATGAAAGTGGCGATTTATATATCCCCTTCAACTATGAGAGTTGTGGCTATCACTGACGCAAGTAAACCATACATTTCAACAGATTTCTATTTTGATATGGTTGAAAATGTAATCAATGACCACCAATTGGATGTTGGTAACATGTCAATCTCAAGTGACGGAAACATCCAAATCTCTACTGTAAAAAGTAATTGGGGTTTTGATATTCCTGATTTGAAGGATGAAGCTTTCCATACAGGTGTTATTGTAACCGCAGGTCCTACTGAGGATATCGCAATTGACCCTTATATTCTTCGTCTTGTTTGTGAGAACGGGATGGTTGGTCCTCGTCGTCTTGAAATGGGTCCTCGTTTGATGGATAACTCTATTGAAAGTATCAACAAATTTATGACAGATGTTAAAGGTTTGGCTGAAACTAACCAAAAATTTCAAGGGGTGTTTTCTGACCAAGTAAGAAAAATGAATTCAATTTCAGCTTCTTATAATGAAGTTATGAAACTTCGTGAAATGGTGGCAAACAAAGTTACTGACAAGAATGACGCACGTGTTGAGGCAGTTCTTGACCGTTTCTTCCCTACAAACGAAATTAAGGCAGATTACAATCAAAAAGGTTACAACCTTGATACTTTGACTAATCGTCATTGGAAAAATGCTAAGACTAACATGACTTCTTGGGAACTTCTTAACTCTTTGACTGATGTGGCATCTCACGATTATGGTATGGGTATCGGTGAATATGCGAAAGCTGATTTGAGAAAACAAGCTGGTTTATTTATGTTCAAAAAGGAACATGATTGTGAATTTGTTTTCTAAAAAATTAGTTAGAAAAAATCAATGGGAATCTTTTTAGGTTCCCATTTTTTTTATATCTTTGTGGTATGAAAGTAAGAGTTTACCCACTATCAGAAAGATATCCAAATTATTATTTCGAACATTATTTTGAACCAAACTACGGTTTGGATGGTGAAGTAGCTGGTTTTACTTACAACACCAATAATAGTGTTCACCCTGGTTGGTATGGGTATGAAATTTTCAAAAGAGATATTAATATGGGTGTTATAAAAATTATCGAAAATATTAAACCAAAACAAGAACTTAAAAAATTATCATTCGTATGAGCAGAATTAAAGAACAATTTATTGATGAAATTAATCGTGTAAATGAAGACTACGATTATCAGTACACAGAATGGCTTAAACAACAAGAGGATAAAGCTATTGTGGATTTTTATGAGGAAAATAAAGAAAGATTTGAGTGTGAAAAAATATTTGCTCTAACAAATACTTACCCTTTTTAATCTGTTGGGAAGATGTAGTATCTATCACCTTCTATGTTTACATACTCGTAATTACCAGTCCTACTAAAATATTCGTAATCTAAATCATCTGCCATATCATTAATTAATTCGGTTTCGTCAATACCAACCAAACCGTTTTTAATGGCAAATTTATCTAAACCAGTTTTACTACTCCAGTAACCAAACTCTTCCAACCAATCTAATGGGTCGTCTGTCATACGAGTAACATAAGTTTCATAATAATCGTCACGAATTCTATCTTTAATAGATTGTAAAAGTTTATCGTTTGTTTTTTCTATTGATTCATTTTCAATTTCTAATTCTGACAATTCTTGTTCTTCGTCTTCATCTAATTCACCATATCTTTCCATCATATCATCAATATCTTCTTGATTAGTTTCCATGATTGATTGATTAACTTCCCATTCTTCAACCATAGCTTTGGTTTCTTTGTCCAATCTTTTTCCTTCGTGTAATATATCGTCAGTTACATTTAAATCCCCTATATAATTTTCAGCCATATCATTTGCTATAGTCCTTGGGTCGTTAATATAAATGTATTTTTCGGGATTATTACCAATAGCTTCCCAAATACCTAAATCGTTAATATAATTTTCCGCCCATTCGTGTTTCGCCCTCTCAACCTCATCTGTTGTTGCTACAGCATAATCATCACTACCGTCTACGGTATAAACACGCATACCGTAATAACCGTAATCTCTTTGTTCAACCTCTTCAACTTCTTCTTCACTTAAAGCCAAATGCTCAACCAAAGCTTGGGTGTAAGGATCTTCAACGTAAGCCATGTTGGCATACATTTCATCCATTTGTCTTTGCATGTATTTTAAAATATTCCCCTTAACAGAGGCCGGAACCGTATCTAAATAATCATAACCAGAAGAACCTCTACTTGCTATATTAGTATCCTCAGCATTCCATAATTTAATTTTATCGGTATTTAAAGTCCAAACTGATGGGTTACCTGGTGTTGAGGTAACGTATTTATTTACTTTTTTCGTATAAGGAATTTGCCAAGCAACCTTGTATTCAGTATCTTTAGAAGTTTTATTTTTGTTAATTACGTAAATTAAAAAGTTACGGTCAGTTTCACGTTTAAAGTGTGAACTATTTTCTTTGGATGTTGTACACCACTTAGTACCGGCTCCATATACACAAGAAGACTCCCAATTTTTTGGTCTAACTACCAACCAATTTTTATCTTCATAGATTTTATCAGAATTTTTCTTCGCGTCTTTTTGTTTATTCTTTTCGTCTTTTCTTTCTTTTGCTTGAGATAAATCAAAACCCAAAAAATTAATCATTTCACTGTCAGTAAATTTATATTGATACAAATCAGTAGTACCAACTTTCTTACCATCTTCAACATATACCATATAAGGTAATAATTCGTGAAATTTTTTAACCAACATCATTAAAAACTCTTGAGGTGTGTTAAATTGCATAGCCTCATCCAAAATATCTTCAACAGATTGGATTGTTGGTCCATGGGTCATAGCCTTAACCAACCAATCAAGATATTTGTTGTTACCTGACGGGTCTTCTTTTACAAAATAGTCAATAATAGCAGGGTCAACTTCAGGATATTTTTTCTTAACATCATCAACCCTGTTTTCTAATAAAACTTTTCTTATGTTTTCTAAAATTATGTTCATTAAAGAAATTTTTGATTATATTTATAAATATCAAAATTTAACTAAATGGCACGTACTAAATTTGAAAACGATTATAAAGTTGCGATAAGTAACATTATTAAAGATATATATGAAAATACTCCATATTGGGGTATTGGTTCTGCCGGTAATGAAGGCGTAGTTAGACCTTTGACTGACGAAGATGACCTTAATTGGTCAAATTATAATTTTATTAATACACATTATATTGTTAGAGATAAAATTGTTATACCTTATTTAAAAAATATTGGTGATTTTACTATAGATTTTAATAAAAGTTACACCGAAGATGAAGGTAACCGTAATTTTTTTAGATTATTATGGCAAGAAAGACAAAATATTTTTGGTCCAAACTCTACTTTAAAAAATGATATTGTAAATACGGTAAATAAAACAAGACGTAGTGGGGTTAAAAGGGAAAATTTTGTTAAAATTGTTTTAGAATCATTACCTGAAACTAAAGTTACTATGGTTTCCGAAGCTGGTGGTAGTTTAGATTTTGCAGGTATTGATATGTCTATAGAATCAAATTATAACGGATTTCCTAGAAAATCGTCAACTGCACAAGTTAAAACTTTTGAAAATCTATCAAAAGGTAAAAAATATTGGTATGTATCGACAGATTCTCTAAGAAGAGATTACAACACTGATTTGATAATTTTTGGGAAACAGAGTGGTCAGGAGTATCACGTCGCAGTTTTCGATAATCAACCTAAAAAATTTATTTTTGAATCTGACAGAGTAATAATACCAATAGATTTGTGTAAAATTTTAATTAACTACAACGCTATAACAGCTAAAAGTGTCGTTAAAAATTACTGACAAAAAACTTTAGACTTAACATCAACGTCAAGCTCTTGAGGGATTAACTGGTTACTGTGTGTTTTTGAATCATACGTGTAAGCGATAATGTTTGGGTTTTTTATTCTAAACCTAACACTTAATCTACGTTCATCACAACCTCTTTGACCTTTATTACTCCAGTAAAACTCAATATCTTTTTTTAACACAATAATGTTTCTGTCGTACATAATACCATCAACATTATCAGAGATTTTGTTAATCATGTATTGACCATTTTTTTCAACATTTTTAAAAATACTATCAATAATGTAATTATATAAATCTTTAAAATCTTCCTCGTAAGCTATTTCAGGTATGTCACTATTTTTGTATATAGCAAAATATTCTGAAAAATAACTATCAATTTCGTAATCAAATTTTTTAACCTCAATACTGGAACCCTGTGGGATTATAACATCTTCACCAACCATTAAATCACTTTTTACTTTTAAATCTGATTTAAAAAGTAAGTCTTCTATATCAGTATTTAATACAGCCTTAGAGACTGAATCGATAAATAATTTAACATCAATATTTCCTTCATAAACACTTCTAACCATTTTAAAAAATGATTCTGATTTACCAGTTTCGGGATTTATTTGACCATGACTTAATTTACTTTTACCTCTTAATAAATCAAAATTATTACCTGAAAAAGATTCTTCGTATTTAGAATACTCTTTATATCTAGCTTTCTTTAAAAATTCTTCTAACTGGTTTTGTGGTACAGATTCTTTATTTCTAAAACTTATAAGTGCTTTTTTAACATCATCTTTTTCAAATTCAGGGTCTTTTAAAAATTTAGATATTAACCTTAAAGAGTTGGCTGGATTTTCATTTTTTAAAATAACTTTGATAGTTTTTATAAAAACAATCCTATTATCTTTTTTAATGGGTTTAAAAAAGTTATATAAATTAACTATTGCACCATAAGTTTCTTCAGCTAAAGCTTGTGGTAATTCATCTAAAATTTTAGCTAAATCACAATACACACTATCTTTGATGTTGTGTGATATATCTTCCCCACAAAGTTGGCTTAGTTTTAAATTTTTTTCTGCATCAATACTTTCAGAAATCAGACTTCTACGTAAAAAAGAAGTTTCATTCAACATAGGTCTTCTTTTTAATGCCTCTTGAACTTGATAACCTCTACGTAATAACGCTCTTTCTTTATGTCCTTTAATTGCCATCAGATATAAATATCAATCAACATTGTCAATGGTACCATCTTCTTTTATTATAAAAGAAAAAGGTAGTCTAAAATTGTAATCGTGTGAAAAAGTTTTTATTGGGTAATTTGGATTGTAAATTTTATGGTTATTGTGTTTGAATAGATTGTTCGAAGACCAGCGTAAATAAGATTTTTTATCTTCAAATTCTGCTATTTTATCTATATAACCTGTTTGATTTGTAATACTTAATACGGAATCGTATAATTCATCTATCATAAATTTGATTGTTTAGATAAAACTAAATAATTTATAATTGATACTAAATATTACTTTTTAAAATCCTCGAAATCTTCCGGGTTAAGACCTTCCAAGTATTCAAGATGTTCTATAATAAGCTCTAATTGGTTAACAACTTCCTCTATATAACCTTCCGAATATACCTCTTCTGGGTACATATCTACTAAAACATCTGGTTCTTTGGCCTGAATTATCATTAAATCTTCTACAATATCGTATAAAGCCTTAGTCATATCACTAAAACTTTTTCTAGCTCTATCACTAAAGTTTTTTTCTTCATATTCAGGAGCGTTTTCAGGGTCTAAACCTTCTTTACGTTCACTTAAATATTGTTTAATTGCTTTATCAATTTTAGATTCATGCACAAAGGTACCACCCTGTTTTAGTTTTTCACTAACAAGTTTTTTAACTTTATCATTGTTAATTCTAACTCTCTTTTTCATTTTACCTTTATGTTTAATAATAAATATGTCTTTAGATATTAAATTTTAAAGTTTCTATACCTTCAAAATCGTCAAATTCTTTTTTACTAATTTCTTTAACAGTAAAACCGTTATCAAAAAAACCATCCAAAAACTCAACCATGTCTTCAGCCTCAGTAATCAATTTAACTTTAAAAATAGACTCACCGTTTTTAGATATTTCAATATATCTAGCTTTAGATTCAAGTAGTGAATCCAAAATAATAAACACTTTACTAGCTTTATCTTCCATTGCTAATAAATATATGTGGTTTTAACCTATATTCAGGTTCAATCGATTTTTCTTTGTATTCTAATTTACCGTTTTTAAGATACGGTACATACATTTCCATCATTCTTATATGAGCGTCTATAAAACTAGATGACCTACTTCTAACATAAGCATTAACAAAATAATTTTTCATAAGATTAATATTGTACAATAAAATATAAATGTGTATGTTTGTATTATGAAAATTGGTTACGCGTGTATCAACATGACCCTAGGTGAGAAAAATATTACGACTAATCGTGGTATGATTCGAAAAACTTTTGACTCCAAAGGGCTTAATTATGTGTCAGAACTTTCTTTACAAAATGTTCGGGACCTTATTGAAGTTATTAAATGGAATGAAAAAAACGGTATCAATCTTTACCGCATGAGTTCTGATATGTTTCCTTGGTCGAGTGAATATAATTTTGATGACTTACCTGACATTGGTAAAATTAAAAACTTATTAAATGGTTTAGGTAACCTTGTCAGACAATATAACCATCGTTTAAGTTTTCACCCAGGTCCATTTAATGTTTTAGCCTCACCTAGTGAAAATGTTGTTAAAAAAACAATTTCAGAATTAGACAAACATTCAGAAATTATGGATATGATAGGTTTGCCTGTTTCACCTTTTTCTAAAATTAACATTCACGTTGGTGGTGCCTATGGTAATAAACAAGATGCGATGAAACGTTGGGTTGATAACTTCCAATTACTTGGTGAAAACACCAAAAAACGTTTGACTGTTGAGAATGATGACAAGCCAAATATGTTTACTGTTAAAGACTTGTTATATATCCATGAAAACACCAAAATACCTATTGTATTCGACTATCATCACCATAACTGTCACAATGATGGTATGAGTATCGAAGATGCCTTAAAACTTGCCGTGGCAACTTGGCCTTCTGATATAACACCAGTTGTTCATATTTCTGAACCTCGTGATGAACAAAATTTTCGTGCACACCATGACTATATTCAAAACGAAGTTGACACTTACGGTTATGATTTAGATTTAATGTTTGAATCTAAGGCAAAAGAACTTTCTGTGTTAGAATATCGTAAAAAATTCGGACTTTTATTAGTCTAAACATATTTACAATTAGAAATAAATTAATTATAATTAATCACATAAACAAAAAAACAAAAACAAAAACAAAATGAAAAAAGTTATCTTAGTTCTAAGTGTTATTGGTCTTATGACCGCTTGTGGATCTTCATCAGAATCTGAAGCTCCTAAAACTGATAGTACAGTTGTAGCCGCAGTTGACACAACTGCAGTTGTTGCTACAGAATCAGTAGTTGTTACTGATTCAACAGCAGTATCTACAGCTACAAAATAAAAGTAGAACACTGAATTGGGAAAAGGACCTTAGAGGTCCTTTTTTTATTTTATTAAATTTGTATATTAAATTAATAATCGTATCTTTGTAGAATGAAAAATATTCTATCACGTCTTCAAGAATTAGTTACTAAGTTACAATCAGACTCTTCCTCAAACAAAAAAGTAGAACTTTTAAAAGAATATCTTCACGATTCTGATTTGAAGAAACTTGTGATGTATGTCACAAATCCTTTTTATCAGTTTCACATAACTTCCGATAATTGCAAAAAGTTACACACACTTCTTTTTTTAACCGAAAAAGAATATAATATTTTTGAATTGTTGGATGAGTTACGTACTCGCGAAGTTACAGGTCATAATGCTATTGGACTTGTAAATTCATTTGTAGAATTAAATTCTGAACATAAAGAATTAATTTTTAATATAATTGACAAAGATTTGAAATGTCGTGTCGGTGAAAGTCTTATCAATAAAGCCGTTCCTGGAACTGTACCAACATTTGATGTTGCTCTCGCTGAAAAATTTGAACCTGAAATGGTTAACTTTGAAACTGAAGAGTGGTATGTATCTCGTAAACTTGATGGTGTTCGTTGTATTACAGTTGTTGGGGAAAATGGTCAAGTAACTTCTTACTCTCGTCAGGGTAAAATATTTGATACTCTAGACAAAGTTGAGGAAGTGATTACTAATCTTGGACTTCGTAATATTGTTTTTGACGGTGAGATTTGTATGGTCGATGAAAATGGTGACGAAGATTTCCAATCTATTATGAAAGAAATTCGTAGAAAAAATCACACCATTCAAAATGTTAAGTATAAAGTATTTGATTGTTTAAGTTTAGAAGAATTTTCTAACCAAAGAAGTGTTCGTAAACTTTCTGAACGTCTTAAAGTTTTAGGTGAAACTATTATTTGTAATGAAAATAATTGTACTCTTGAAATTTTACCACAAGAAAAAATACGTGACGTAAAACACTTTCAAGAATGGATGGATAAGTCTGAAGAAGGTAAATGGGAAGGTGTGATGGTACGTAAAAATGTTACTTACAAAGGTAAACGTAGTAAGGACCTTTTAAAGGCTAAAAAATTCCATGATGCTGAGTATGTAGTTAAAGGAATTACTTATGGACCTATTCGTATTATTATTAACGGTAAAGAAGTTACTGAAACTATGACATCACAAATTGTGATTGAGCATAAAGGATTTGAGGTTGGTGTTGGTAGTGGTTTTAGTATCGAACAACGTCAAGAATTCTATAAAGATTCATCCAAAATTGTGGGTAAAACTGTAAATATTCAATATTTTGAAGAAACTAAAAATCAAGAAGGTGGAATTAGTCTTAGATTTCCTGTTTTAAAATATATTTACGAAAACGGTAGAAATGTTTAAATAAGTTTATTATATTAGTAAAGTAAAATTTATTATGAAAATTTGGGAAGATTATAAAAAAGTTTTAAGTGTTATCGATAGTTGTGTAACTATTGAACAATTAAAAGGTGCGTCAAAAATGTTAATGTTTTGGTCCAACAAACACTTAGATGACGTAGTTTACTCTAGTACTTTTAAAAATCATATAGAAAAAAGATTTTATGAATTAGGTGGTGTTGATATTAGTGACGTTAAAATTTAAAATTAAAGATGAAAAATTTAAAACATAAAATTAAAAGAAAAATTCAAAAAATTGCTATAAAATATTTCAAGCTTTTTTCTTTAGATGAACAATTTGAACACGGTGATTTTGAAAATGAAGGTCTTTCTATTTGTAAAAATTTAATTTCAAGAGAAGATTCAAAACTTTTAATCTCACCTATTTCTAAAAAACGTTATATAAAAAATGACCAAAAAAGAATATTCATTATTTTTGAATCAAATAGGACTTTAACCATAGTCAATCATCAATATAGTTACACAATAGATTTACACCCTAAAGCTTGTGAAAGATTAATCCATATTTTCGATAATGAGGTTGAGTCTAGGAGATCTGCTATGGAAAAAGAAATTAAATCAAATGTAAAACACTCATTATCTAACATTTATAAAAGTTTAATAAATGAAGAAACAATTTAACAATCTATTATACACAGGGTTAATACTTATTGGTTTGCCTTTTTTTGTTTTGATTATTTTAATCATACTACCAATTATTTCAGAAAAAAATAACACAGACATTAAAGTTGAGGATCATGTAAAAATTTACGATACCGTATCCGTTAAAAAAGTCATAAAAATTTATGACACTATTACTATAGAAAAAATCAAATGGGTTGAAAAGGTCAAAACTGATACACTTAATTAAGTGTGTTTTGTTTAGAGGAATTTATTTAACTTTTCTTTATGATAATTTTCAGAAAACTTATATTAAAATGGAATTAAAAGAATTTTTAGAAAAAGTTGTTGGTACAGGCTCAATTATCGATGATGATGGCTCTTACAGTGTTAGACCATTTGAGATTAATCATGAAGGTAAATACATATCCTTTAAAGGCCAAAGAGTACAAAACTATTATAGTACAGATATTGCAATAGTGGACAGTATAGTTAATGGAATGAACTACGGTTATTCTATGGCATTAAAAAATGTTATAGATAGTGGTAGTGTATCACAAAGCATTAAACCCTTTAAGTTTACTTAAGATTCCTTTTCAATAACAATTTTTCTTTTACCACCTTCGGAAGTATCGTAGATTACAAAATGTACCTCTGGATACATTTGACTTAATTCGTTTTGTAAAAATTCTTGTGCCGCTTTAACATTTCTTTTATCATCATCAGAAAAACCTAAAGATATTTTTTTGTATTTACCAGCAACCATATGTTTTTTAACACCGTCAATTAATTTCTTAACAAAGTTTTCAATTGCTACTTTCTTAGCATGTTCAGGATTTGATGCTCCTCCTTTAACCTCAAGACCAAATCTTTCACCAAACTCTTCAGATGAAACAGGATAAAATTCACCTCTTTCATCCATATATAAATCTAGTAGTTGTGAGGCATTAAGACCTTGGGTTAAAGCGTTTGGTAGTTCTTTCTGTATGTTTGTAAACATCATTCTTTTTTCATCATCACTTAAAACCATTTTAACAAAAAGTTTAACACCTTTTTTTAAAGTTTCAGGACTGTGACCTCTAGCGGTATTAATTGCAAAAGGATTTGCATGTGTCAAAGCTTCAATAAATTTTTTATAGCTTGGTGCGAAACTTCCGTTATGAATGGCCTTTTCAGCGTCAACCAAAAAAGGTTCGTTGTTTGTAAAGTCAGCAAATGAATTTGAAGTTGTTCTATAATTAGGATCTGTTCTAAAATGAGCAAACTCTTCGGTTGAAACTTTTACTGGAACCCACTTACCGTTTTCATTTTTTTCCATATTAACCTTTGTTGGCATTCTTAGGATGTTATCGTCCCAATCGAAAACGTAAGATCTAAGTTTAGACTCTATTAAGTATTTTCTTATATTTCTATATTGTAATTCGGAAAGTATAAATTTTTTCATTTTTTTTTATTTTATTTTTTGTAAGAATAAACCGTTAACTGGTATACCTGTAACGTTTACATAACTTTCATAATTTCTAAAATTATCTTTTTCAGGGTCACTTAATTTTAGTTTAGTTAATAATTTATCAGTTTTTTTTAAATTAACACCTCTATTAGCCTCGTAATCTAATTTTCTATCATTAACATGTATAACATAAACACCGGCATTACCTGTATATACCTCTCTTTCTCTACCAGGTGCTCCGATATAAGTAGAAATTACATAACCTTCATCACCTTTATATAAACCATATCCACTCGCTAAAAGTTTAACTTTATCACCTTTTTTAAGACGAATAGGGTTTGGGTTTGTTTCGTAGGCTTTTTGATTTTTTTCTTTTTTTTGGAAGTTAACTTTAACTCGTTTTTCAACAAATTTTAATAATTCTTGTAAGTTTTTAGGTAAACTAGATTCTTTAATAAACGCACCCCACCCAATTTCATAATCTTCAGGGTTCCAATATGTTGTTTGATATTCTCCAGCCTGAGCATATCTTCTACCTGTCTCAGTTTTTTGTGCTGCTATAGTACCAAATTTTTCCCCCACATTTTCAGGATTGACGTAACGTCTTCCTAAATTTTTAACTTCTTTATGCCAAGGTACAGTTACTTCTTCTTCACTTTCCTGACCTTGTTTTCTAGCGGTATTAATAGCCCATTTTTGATTACTTCCTTTATTGATAACAAAAATTAAGTATTGTGGTTCGTTTGTATAACGTTTAAAGTATTCAGGGTTATTTTTTGTAGTAACACACCATTTTGTATTTGCACCATAAGTACAAGAAGCTTGATGTGATTTTGGTGAAACAATCAACCAACTACTATCTTCATAGATTTTAGTAACATCTTTAGCTAATTCTTTTTCTTTTGACTGAAGTTTTTTAATTGCTAAAGCCTTTGCTAAAGTGTCATAACTATAACTATTTATATCTTTTTTTTCTAAAGAACCTGAAAAACGGTTGAAGTAAACAACTTCTTCTATAATATAATCAGCTACGTCTTTAAGCCAACCTTCAACAGGTATGACATTAAAATCACCTCTTCTATAATTTTCAGACCAAACTTTTTGACAATCAGGTGAACTTGTTGGGTTATTTATATTGTAGTCACCATTATCCTCCAACCAAGTATATATACCTTGGTTTTCATCAAAAGTACCAAAAGTATTATTTCCATCAGAATCCCAAACTTGTTTACACATCCAATCAAGATATTTGTTATTACCTGAAGGATCACCATTAGATAGATAATCTATCAATTTTGGTGGTAAACAAGGATATTTATCCTTTGCCTGTTGTATTCTATTCTCAGTTAAGAGTTGTTCTAATATGACGTATTTAAAAATATTTTTCATTCTATCAAATAAATATGCTAATCTTCATCATCATAAACTGATTTTGATGGTTTCTCTGATTTTATATATAATTCGTCAGTTAAAAAATAATTTGTAACTTCCCTTGTTTTTTCTTGGTAAAAAGAAATGTTAGCTTCTTGCATTATCGCTCTAATCATCATAAAAACTATGGTATAATTTTCATAGTATTTTATAATATCATTTAAAGGTGTATTAGGATTTTTTTTAATCTTTTCAAAGTCCTCGATGATATTATCATTCATTGTTCTAATGAAATGGACTAAATCTCTATCTCGCATTAAAAGACTAAGTTTGATGACTTCATATAATGCTCTAACACTATATGTTTCGTTTTTTGTAGTACCTGTCATAACCAATTTATCTATATTAGATAAATATAGTTCTTAGAAATAAAAATAATAGGGTTAATCTAACTGATTGAAGATGTCTTCAGGATTAAAAGAATCAAAATCTTTTTTATGTTCTTTTGGTATTAAATGGAACCAAATACCATAATACCAATATGTTTTAGGGTTAGTACCAAATACGTGGTCACCTCTATGGTCATTTAATATCTCCAACCTATCACGCATTACATTTTTAATTTGGTAGAATTTACCTACTGTTGTTTCTTTGCTACCATCATCCATAACAACTTCTTTATGACAATAAAGGTAGTCACCGATTTTTGGTTGCATTTCTTCTACCGACTCATTCAAATTGGAAAGAATGTCTAAAGTGGTATCAGTCATATTTAAAATATCTTGATAATAAATAAAGCTTGGGTCATTTTTTAATCTTTCAGGGTTTGTCCAATCCAAAGAAAAATAATCAATATAAGGTCTTCTTTCTTCAACACTATGTAAAGGTGATGTATGTTGTGTTAATTTAAAATAAGCTGCATCATTATCATAAATAAAATCTTCAAACTCGTCTATATTATCACTCTTTAAACCACGGAAACCGTTATCGATAAAAAATTGATTTACTTTTTCAATGTCTTCCCTTTCGGTTGGATAGTCAAACCAAATTTTTTTATTAATTAAATGTGAAACATTTGAGTACTCATTTGACTCACTTATTTTATCAAAAATATCGTAAGTATCTGTAGTATTACCTATTAAATCGGACCATATTAAAGGTGAATATCCACGATCAACAAAATCTTGATAAGCCTCCAAAGCATCTAAATGTGCATCATCCCCTTGTTCATAATCATCAACAGAATAATACTTAATATTAGTACTTCTGTTGATGAATCTTACATACAATAAACAACCATTATATTTTTTTAAATCAATTCCAATATTATTAAGTGTTTCTATAACATGGTTATCTAATTCTTTTAAAGATCTTAGTATGGTTATTAGTTGATTTTTAAAATAGTTAAAATTATCACCACAAATATTGTAGTCAGCCAACCAAATAATTTTTTTATCGTAGAAAGAATTTATATTACTCATCGATAATAAATATCTCTATTAGTCGTTTAAAAACTCGAGACATACCGATTCTAACTCACACCAATCAACATTTAAAGAATCAAGTACTTCTAAAATATCCACACCGTTCCAAATAACGGTATCAATTTCAAAACATTCATTATCAGGTGGATTATCCCGCCCATTATTTTTATAAGGTGTATGATAACCCTTACATTCTAGTTCAAGACCTTTGTAGTTTACAGTGACAGTACGAATCATATTTAAAGTATGTCGTTAATTTTGTTAATCGCCTCAACTTCGTTTTCAGAAGAAACAATAGCGTCTTTAATGTTTTGAATTTGTTTTTCTTTTTTACTAAGGTTTAATTCAGTAAAAAAAGTAGAAAAGGCCCAAATAGATGCTGTACCCCATACTGAAGCTATTTGATTTTGTCCTTCAAGTAAATTAACAATAGTGAGGATAAGATTAGTGGTACCACCTAATAAAGATAAAAATGTTCCGAATTTCATAGATTTAATTATTTAAACAAAGATAATAAATTAACTTTAAATTGAAAAGTTTTTTAACCTAATTGATTAAAAATGTCTTCAGTAGTTGGTATGTCACCTAATTCTTCTATATACTCCCAACCATTATATTTTGGCATATTTCTGATATAAGGTTCGTCATAATCGGTAGAACTCCAACTAACCCCTTTTGAGTTTTCCCATTCAGGATGGTTAACGGTTAAGGCACCAACTACAGTATCATATTGTCCTTTATAAAACCCTATTTCACCCGAATCAAAAATATTGTAATCAATCAATCTTTTATCATTAACCCAAGTCCAATCAGGATGAATAATTTGTAATTTCATCAAAACCATTTCCATTGTTTTTGGGTCCTCAATTGGTGGGTCAAAAATTAAAGTAAATCCATCTTCTTTTCGAGTAGATTCATTTAGTTTATCAAAAACATCAAAAGAATCAATCTGATTAGGTACACTAACAATTTCCCATTTACCAGAACTAATAAAATCAATAACCTTATCTTTTTTTATTGTTTTTGTTGTTGGAAAACCTTCTATTCCTACGTCTGTAATAAAAAGTGGTGAGTATTCCATAGTAACAGTTACGTAACCACCTTTATCATTAAAAACATGACGAATAATCCAATACCTAGAGTCAGTAGTAGCTACAGTTTTAAAACTATAACCAATTAAATTTGTTGTTTTAAGAAAATCATACGATTCATTTAGTTGATTAAAGATATCTGATGTTTCATCATAGTCAACCTCATTTTTTTGTACCCATTCCCAACCGTCAACCCAATTATAACCATGTTGTTCCTCATCCGCATAACCAATATCATCATCAGGTCCATTTGTATAAGTAAGTTTATCTGGAGCGTGAGGAAAATAACCAATTGTTAAATAATAAATTGGGTCGTATATAAAATCTTCTCTTTCATCATCTTCAACATTACGAATAACATTGTGTGACGTAATTGGGTCGCCTCCTAGCCATTTTAATCCAGGATAAACAAGACTTAAAACTTTTAATACCTTATCAAGTTCATTAGCATCAGAAATACCATCCTCAAATCTTAAATTTAATTTTGGTTGGTACGTGGATTCGTTTAATTGATTGAAGATTTCTGTTGTTTTGTCATAATCAAATTTGGCTAATCGAAACCAAGTTTCCCAATTAAGATTGTCAAGTAAATCAACACTAAAATTTGATAGACCACCCCTATCATTTTGAACTTCTATAATGCCTTCTGAGGTGTTAAACACTTTATAAACTTTACCAACTGTAAAAAGTGGGTGGAACCATTTACCATATTCACTGCCAACAAAAATAAGATAATCACCGGCACTAGGAATTCTTGATTCATCGGATTCATTCAATGAATTAAATAAATCGGAAGTTTTATCATAATCAACATCACGTTCTTCAAGCCACAACCAACCGTCAATTGTATTTGTATAACCTTCTTCATTATCATCCCACTGACCATAAGTTAAAAGATTTGGTTTATCAGGCCAATAACCAATGGTGATAGATTTAACTTGTTCGGGGATATCTTCACCTTCTTGGATAAAAGGATTGTATTGGGAAGGTTCTTGACCTTGAAACCAACTAACTGTTGGGTATTCATTTTCAATCAAAATTAAAATTTTATCCAATTGTCTAATGCCAAGAGTATCGTTATGAATCGGTGGTTCAAATCTTAGATATAATTTTGGTTGGTAATTGTCGGTCGATTCATTTAATGAATTAAAAACATCTTCTACATCAAGACTTGACATAATTGGTTCAATATTCCCGTTATTTAAAGCATTCAGCAATAACTTTTGACCTGCAATACATTCCTCAACTTCAGTACTATCCTCACCAACGAAAATATAATAACAAATATTATATTCACCATCACGAATACCAACATGTATTAAATAACCATTATCATCACTAACAGCATCATGAATTTTTACAGGTTTATCATCATAACCAATTTCATAAAATAATGTTCTAGCGTTATAGAAAAAATCCAAGTCTTCTATATTGTATTGTTCTCTCACTAAATAATAAATATCCAACAAGAAAATAAAATTAGTCGACAGGAAAACGAAATTCCTTTAGATAAGGTTTTGGTTGGATGGGGACATAAGGACCGACATACGTTAAATTAAAATCAGTACAGATACGTTTCATATTATTAGAATTAACCCACCAACCTTCAGGGTTTACATCGGGTTGAACAAAATAGTGGACATCACCATCTTCATATTTAATATCCATGACGTTAATATGCGTAACACCGTAAAAAGAATATCGACCTACTTCAATCATAGTTTAATCAGGTAACTCCCCAGGTTGTTTAATTCTTATTTCATTAATGTGTTCAAAATCCGAATCTTCATATTGTTCTTCACTTCCTATACAAAACCAAGCAAATTTACTTGATATCCATACACCCCAATAAGCAATTTGATGTCCTGTTTTATATTTAACCCAATAATATCCTTCTTGTCTTTCCATTATATTAATTTTAATCTTTTAATTGGTTTACGACCAATACAATCAGTAGGAATACAATCGTCAGCAACAATAAAACAAACCGAACCTTTATGTTCCACAACTTGGTATTGATTTGAACCACGTTGATAACATTCAAAGACTTGTCCTATTTTATCGGCATACCAATAAGTTGGTAATGTTGCCTTTCTAATTATAACCTTAACTATTTCCATTAACGAATAAATCTAAAAATTAATCTTGATTCACCTTGTATGGGTGGTACATAATCGGGTTCAACCAATAAATCCCAAGAAGTAGTATTAAAATGTTTACAAACAGGACTAGGTAATCCACCAATAATAAGATTGGCCACACAAGTATCATTGTGTCGGCCGGTAAAGCCCAAAAAGATAAATTCATAACCTCTAATAGATTCAAAGTTTAACGAATCTTTAAATTTATATTTTCTGCCTACCTCCATTTATTAATACAAATATAATAATTTTATTTTACATCAACAAACTCATTACCACAGAAATAATATAAACCAATATAAAATATAAAATAAAAGTTAAAATTAAATTAAAGGTAAAGGTAAATATCCACAAGATAAATCTGATAACGGGAAACCATTCACTAGCAGAAACGGGAAACAAAGCCATCAGACCATCCACAACCACACCACCCACAAAAATAAATGACATAATAAAAGAAACGAACAATAAAATTTTAACAAATGTTTTCATAAGACAAATATAAGAAGAATAAATTAAATGACCAAATAAAAAAAGGGGGTAGGGGGATAAAAGACGGATTCCGGACATCA